GGATAGAGTTTCTTATACAGCATGCGCTCAATTTCCATAAGTCTGGCACCAATAGTGGAGTCAAACTTAGAAAAATCAGCAGCAAGAAAGTGACAATTGGGATTGGCAAATAAAAATTTGTTAATGGATGCACCAACTTCATTGCGTGTCATACCACAAACCAAAGTCACACGATCGTTTTCAGTGGCACGGCAAAGCTCCTTCTTGACACCATGTGTAAGAGGGCCTATACGACATTGTATATCATTGGTTGTGGCATTTATTACACGCGCAGGTTTATCAGGGCCTGTTAAGCTGGCTTCACGTTTAACAAAAGTAGAACGGCGTGTGGTCCAGCCACACATACCATCAAAATCACGATCAGCTTTAGCCTGTTTGTAATGTGGCCAATGACGTGTTTTCAACCATCGTTTAAAAGGAAGTAATTTATCGATACATGGTTGAAAAGTGTCTTGTGTATGGCGCTCACAAAAGGCAAGAAAGTCATCCATATGTGATTCATCAATGATGGGGTTCTGCTTCATCTGTCGATTAGAGATAGCATTATGCAGATTTTCGATGTTGTTCGTTGGAAAACTAATTGGTGTAGGAATATAAGAGCATAAAGCTTTCATGTGGTGCACACGTTGCCTTTGTTGTTCGGCGAAAAGCACGGCACACCCAGGCTTGACCTTAACATTCATGTCATGGCCAAGAAGGCTGTAGCTTTTAATTACAGCATATTCAATGCCTCTACGTATTTCTTCATGTTTATCTTTGGCTAAATATGTGGCGGCTGTGATTCCAACACCAGCGGTCAAATATTTCATGGGCCCAAAGAGAGATGCGGTTTTGATAGCATTACAAGCGTTACGAACCATTTTCTTAGCGCGGGTGCGGTGCTTGAGGGCACACATACCTGTAGCTAAGGCAACGGGCGGTAACAAGTATTTAAGGCAAAACCGAGCACGTCTCCCTTTCTTGGTCATGACATCAGGTTCATTGATAGCTTTGTGCAAATCAATGGATTTCTGATGGTCATATGTGTCAATAGATTTGGTGAAACTCTCCACCAAAGCATTGCCGGAAAGTTCAAAAATGTACGAACACCAAGTGGGTTGGCTGATAGCCGTAGATAAAGTACGCTTAACCACATCAGCAGGCATAGGTTCACGATCAGTGCGGCGGTGATTGATGGTCTGCAGGATTAGGTTGAACTCTTTGGGCGTACATCCATAGTTTTCGTATCGAAAAG